TAAAAGATAACAATTTTGATGACTTACCACATTTTGAAATAAGGGATTAGTATGGCAAAAAAGGGAAGAAAAAATAAAGCTGATATAAATAAACAATTATTTCATAAAGCAAATAATTACTATAGAAAAAAATGGTTTACTGATTCTCAGAAAAGCATGGATTTTTATTTAAACGAACAACTATCAGCTCAAGAACAAGAAGATTTAAGAGAAGGCGGTATGCCAGACTTTATTATTAATCGTATTACTCCTGCGATTGATATTATGAAATTTTTCGTTACAGCTAACAACCCTAGATGGCAGGCAATAGGAGTAGAAGGTAGTGATGCAGATATTGCTCATGTTCATAGTATGATTGCTGAATATTGTTGGCACAACTCTAATGGTAAAAGTTTATTTGGTCAAATTATACAAGACGCTCTTGTAAAGGGAGTTGGATTATTTAGAATAGATATAGACCAAAACGCAGACCAAGGTATGGGAGAAGTTGTTTTTTCTTCTATTGACCCTTATGATGTTTACGTAGACCCACTAAGTAGAGATTTTTTATTTAGAGATGCAAATTATATTATTGTTCAAAAGAATTTATCAAAATCATCTTTAGTAACTTTGCTACCTCAATTTAAAAGAAAAATTGTAAGAGCTACAGGCTCTACTGAAAGCAAACAATATTCTTTAAGAGATATTCACGAATCTGAAACTATTCAACCAGGAGATGTAGAAAACGAAGCTTGGACTTTAGAAGGAGAACAAGATGAACTTCTTGATTACTATGAAGTATACTCTAAAGAAAAAATTCCTTTTGTAAATTTATGGTTAAAACAACCGCCAACTCCAGAACAATTAACTCTAATTAAAGGTCAAGCACAGGAACAAATTCAAGCATTAGTTGATGAATTGCAAGTAAGCTTAAAAGAAAAAGAACAAGAATTAGGAATGTTGGTTCAAGAGGGAGAAATTCTTCCAGAAAGAATGACTCTTGAAATGGAAAAAGCTCAAAAAGAAATGGAAACTAAAATTCAAGAACAACAAGCATTGATGGAAGCTCAATTAGTAGAAGCCGAAACCAAAACTGTTCAAAGAGTTGTAGATAAACAAACATTTGATATTCAAATGAAGCAACCAGAATTTGCTAAACAAGTTGTAGAAGCTGTTGAATTTTTCAAAACTCAAGTTAAAGTATGTGCTTCTGTCGGAGATATGTATTTATATGAAACATTGTTACCAATAGACGAATACCCAATTATTCCAGTTATGTATACTCACACAAATACTCCTTATCCAGTAGGGGCTGTATTGCCTATGATTGGAAAGCAAAGAGAAATTAACAAAGCACATCAAATCATGCTACACAATGCAAATCTTGCAAGTAATTTAAGATGGCTATATACTGAAGGAGCTATTGACGAAGAAGAGTGGGAAAAATATTCAAGTTCTCCTGGGGCTTTATTAAAATATAGACAAGGATTTGATACTCCGAATCCAGTACAACCTTTACCAATTAATAATGCATTTTACACTATTACTCAACAAGGAAAATCAGATATAGAATATATAAGTGGTATTTCATCTAGTATGCAAGGTGTTGGTGAAGATAGTCATGAAACATATCGTGGTATGTTGGCGATGGATGAATATGGAACAAGAAGAATTAGACAATGGGTAAATAATGTTGTTGAACCAGCGTTAGAGCAAATGGGTGGCGTATTTAAACAAATTGCTCAATTTACTTATAGCTCTCAAAAAGTTTTTAGAATTGTACAGCCAGAAGCAGGAGCTACTGAGGGAGAAGTACAAGAAGTATCTATTAATATTCCAATTTATAATGATTTTGGACAAGTAGTTCAAAGATACAATGATTATCAATCAGCAAAATTTGATGTACGTATTGTTGCTGGTTCTACTCAACCAATTAATAGATGGGCATTGCAAGATGAGTATTTCAAGTGGTTCCAAGCTGGTTTAATTGACGATATAGCTATGATAGAACAAACTGATATACGTAATAAAAAAGCATTAATGCAACGAAAGAGTATGTACTCTCAAATGCAACAACAAATAGCTGGAATGGAAGAACGCATTAAAGACCAAGAAGGAACTATTGAAACATTAGAAAGACAAGTAGTACAAGCTGGTATTAAGCAAAAGATTACTGAAGCTTCTAAGGTGATAGATAAAGAATTAACGCAAACACAAATGGAGCAGAGACTTTTAGGAAGTAGAATGAAAGATACTGTTGATTTGGCGAAAAAAGAATTAGCACTAGAAAAGAAAAAGATTAGTGTTGATAAACAGAAAAAATAACTGTAAATTCAAAGGAGATACAGTATGGAAAATAAAACGGACAACCTAATGATTGATGACGCTGAAAGAGCAGAACAATCAGTAGCCCCAGAAAATGATACTGTGGCTGAAGAATTTTTTTCTCAGCTTGACCAACAAGTTATGGGTGAAACGCTAGAACAGCCAATTGAAACTGAGGCTCAATTACAACAGCAAACTTCCCAACAAGGGAACCCTGAAGTAGAGCAACAAGCTAATCCTGATAAGGATGTAGCGACTTTAGAAAAGAGATATTCGGATTCTTCTCGTGAAGCTAAACGACTTAACACTCGTTTACAAGAGTTAGAACCTTATATGCCTTTACTAAATGCAATGAAAGAAGACCCCAATTTAATCACTCACGTGAGAGGTTATTTTGAGGGTGGCGGCTCAGCTCCAACGAGCGTAAAAGAGCAGCTTGGCATAGATGAAGATTTCGTATTTGATTATGACGAGGCTTTGTCAAACCCAGACTCTCAATCTGCAAAGTTGTTCAATGCAACAGTGGATGGAGTGGTACAAAGAAGGTTAGGTGATTTTGCTAAACAACAATCTATGCAATCACGTAGAGCTTCGGAAGAAAGTGCTTTTAAACAAAAGTATGACATTTCAAACGAAGACTATAGCGATTTAATGGATTATGCAAAAAATCATCGTTTAACATTAGAAGATGTTTACTATTTAAAGAATAGAGATAACCGAGATGCTCAAGTAGCAGAAGGTGCTAGACAAGAAGTAGTACAACAAATGAAAAATGTTAGACAAATGCCTCCTAGCGTTGCGTCATCTGGGAATACACAAAGAGAAGAAAAATCAATAGACGATGCTGTTTTTGACAAGCTACTTGCTCAAGGGACTGGGTTAGACAATATAATGTAAACAACCTAACCCTTAGGAGGGAAATAAAATGGCAGATACAAGCTATCCTAGTAATACGCCTTTGGCTATTGCTACCTCTACGGGCTTAAGTGAAGGTTATGCTGCTTCTCAGGGAAGTTCCCTAAGCACTGGCGATTTACGTAGACGATATGACTTTTCTGAAAGATTTTCAGAATTAGCTATTGACCAGACACCTTTCTTTAGATTGGTTTCTTCATTGGCAAAAAAACCTACTGATGACCCATCATTTAAGTTCACAGAGAAAAGACAATCATTTATGAAACGCTATGCATACGTTGTAGGATTCTATAACGGCACAGCGGATAAATTTGATGACGCAACATTAAAAGAATCAGACAATACAGCTCTATCACTTGGTGGAGAAGTTAAGCTATATATGGCTAGTGATTATTTTAGTGCTGGTAACATTCAGAATGTTCAAGGACAATCTAATGGAGCAATTAAAATCGGAGACGCAGGTACAGCACCTGAGTTTCTACAACTTAACCAAGTAATTAAAGTTCCTATGGCTGCAACAGCAGGTGGAGATGTTAATGACTATATGTTAGTAAGAATTACCGGAGTAGGCGCTCAAGCTGCAAAAGATTTGAGTGGCGCTGGTGGTTCTAACGCAGCAGAAGTTAAATTAGTTACTGGTAATATTCTAAGAGTACCAAGTGGTGTTGAAATCGGTGGTTTCTCTTCAGGTAATGTTGCACAATGTGCAGTATACAATCTAGATATTGCAGAAGCTCTTGAAGAAAGACGTACTTACGTAGTAGGTAATTCTTTCGGAGAAGGTTCTTCACTATTAGGAACTACCTGGAAAGATAATCCGTATTCAACTGGTTATGGACAAACACAAATCTTCAGAACTGAGTTTGGTATGACTAACACAGCTAGAGCAACAGCTCTTAAATATGAACCAAATGAGTGGGCAAGAGTTTGGAAAGACAAACTTATTGAGCACAAATGGGACATTGAACAAGCTGGGTTATTCTCAACTCAAGTAGCTGACGGAAGTGTTAACCATACACAAGGTGCGGTAGATTATATCTTAAATTATGGAAACATCTTCTCTTGGACAAGCGCTAAGACAATTGATGACTTCTTACAAGATATGTCTCAATATCAAGACCCTAGATACAACCAAGATAAAGCAACAGTATTCTTATGTAGTACTGAAGTGTACACTTGGCTACATAAACTAGGTGGCTTCTTTGGTAATAACATTGGAATTGACGGACAATTTAGAGCTGACTTAGCTGTAACTGGTCGTAAAAAAGTTATGGGCTTAGACGTAACAACTATCTCAACAGTATACGGAGACATTAATGTTTCTAGATGTATTGCTTTAGATGGTTCTCACGTTAAAATCCTAGCTTGTAACATGAACAATGTTAAATACAGACCACTAGTTGGTAATGGAGTTAATAGAGATACCTCTATTTATGTCGGAGTTCAGACTTTAGAAAACTCAGGTGTAGATAAAAGAGTAGACATGATATTAACTGAGGCTGGTTTTGAGTTTATGATGCCAGAATCACACGCTATCTGGAAATAACTAGGTAGTTAATTTGCGTTTGGTCCTTGTAGGTTCTTTACCTCCTTTCTCCCTACGGGGACCTTTCGCATACGGAGACTTGATATGAAATTATGGGAAAAAGTAAATAATATAACTGGAAACGATACTAAAGCTAGATATTTAGTAGAGTATGTTAATGCTGGAGCTAAATTTATATTAGCATCATTGCCTGAAAAGTTTTTATGGACCATTGCTTCTGAAGTAGAAGTTACGGGTTGGAATAGTGCTGGTACTGATATTTTAGGAAATGGCTCTTCATTGGCTTATGATAAAATTTTAGCAGTATATCGTTATGATAACGGTAAAAAAAGAATAGCAGAAGAAGCTCCTGATAATAGTATACATATATTTGACGAAGCTTCTAGTTTGTTAACGGCTACTGAAATGTTTCCAAAGTATTATAAACTAAGTGGTAAAATATATATTAAACCCGACCCAGATTACAATTCTTCAGATGCAACTAAAACATATACGCCATTAGGGGGCAGTTCAACAACTGTAAATGCTGGTACTGGAGATAAAGGAGTAATTGTTTATTCAGCTCCCCCAATAATTGATGAGAATACAGATGATTGGATTCTTACAGAATATGAGAACATAGCTATATTATATGCTTGTTCATTAGATTACATGAGGCTATCTGCTTATTATAGAGGATTGTGTAAAACGGAAATAGATAAAATATTTGCTACAACAATAGAATCTTTTAGCAATACACTTCCAAGTGCTTATCCAGTATTTAACTTTACTGAAAGTGTTCCAAGCGGATTTAGTCTTACAAAATCTATTCCTACATTTTCTTTTAATAAGGTATTGCCTTCAAATGTTTCATTAAATACTGCGCTTCCAAGTGCAATTAATGTTTCAAAAGCATTACCTACTGGATTAGTTCTTAACAAAACATTAGATACTGATTTTACTACAAGCAGTACTTTACCTTCATATAATCCTGAATCTGTGGTATTGAATTTATCTTCAGTATTTGGAGATATAAATAACGCTGAATCAATATTAGAAACTGGTTTTACTTCAGGAGATTCTAGTGCAAAAACAAGTAAGTCAGCTATTCA